CGCTTACATCCCGGTAACTCCACTAACTCTATTAACTACCAGTCGATCCTAGTTCGCCCCCATCATAAACACTCTAGCCTGCGTATCCGACCACGATAATCTACGATTCGGCCTAAGGGACACAATTTTTAAGATACCGTTCCTAAGTATCACTAGAGTGCTTATGGTGGAGGCGTCGGGTACTGCCCCCGAGTCCTGTATAGCGTTTGAATTGCTTCAACGTTACGATAGTATTTATATACTAACATCAAACGAGCAACAAGTCAAGAAAAAAGGGCCGAAGCCCTTTTTCCCTATTCAAATCTTTATTAAAGAGATTGAATGTTCGACGCTTGAGGACCTTTCGGACCTTGTTCTAGTTCATACGAAACAGCTTGATTCTCTGTTAAAGTCTTAAACCCTTCGCTTGAAATAGCTGAGAAATGTGCGAACACATCTTTTGAGCCATCGTCTGGTGTAATGAAGCCATAACCTTTCTCTGCATTAAACCATTTTACTTTTCCTGTTGTCATTTTATTTCCTTTTGTTATGCGGCTTGTCTATCTACTACTTTGTCTTTTACGACAGACGCAGTTCTATTCTTGCCAGTTTCAGGTCGGATAGGTTCCAACCATGTGTCAGCAATGTAGGCTTTCGGTGCATCTCCAAACATGTTACTTAATCCATGTTCTGCGGATATCCACCAGTAATGATCTGTTACAGGAATTAAACAGGCTAGTCCTTTGAAATCAAAAGATTCCCCTGCCTTGTACTTTCCGATGTAGTTCTCAACCAAAACAATCTTGCCGATATTCTCTGGTCTAACAGAGTATATAATTTTAGCTAAATCACCTTGTTCGCATTTCATATTACTTTAACCAAGCTACTCGCTTTCCTTCACGAACACGACGAGCGTGTTCCTCTTCTGAACCTGGATATCTCCAAGCCCATATTGCAACGCCTAACATAAACACACCACTCCATACTACTGCTTTAATATTGCCAGTAGCAAGATAAGTTGCAAGTAATGTTGTTGACATCACAAATACCATTGCATACTTTCCCTTAGTAGGGAAAATACGTTTAGTGTTCCAATTTGTTAAGAACTTACCAAACCAAGGATGATTGTATAACCATGCCTCCATTTTAGGTGAACTCTTAGCAAACGCCCATGCAGCAATTACTAAAAATATGCTGAATGGTATTCCAGGAGTTACGATACCGATGTAGGCTAAACCTACACACAAGAATCCTAATGCCTGGTATAAATACTTTTTGATTTTATTCATAAAGCCATCCTTCTAGCAAAGTTTGTCTTTGCCTTGTAGTATTAGTTATTGTATAATCAAACATATAATACTATTCGTGGCTTATTTAACAACTGGTCGAAAGATTCCACTAATCCTACCTCTACTCTGGGTCCATCCGCCTTTCCAGCTATTAGTAATCGTTCCACCCGATGGATTGTTATTAGTGGCACTCGCTTTATCACTTTGGTTACCGCCAACAAAAGAATAAACTCCTGGCGACGGAACAGTGTATATAAAGTTAACGTGACTGTAGTTCCATACTACAATATCACCCGGTTGACCATCTGATAGTGGTATAGGAACACCACCATATAAACTTGTTTTATCTCTAAAGTCATATGCTCTAGCACTTTGCATATATTTGTAACCTGTACGTTTTAGTACCCAATTACAAAATCCTGCACACCAAGGTGTTTGATCGTCTTGCCAATATGCCGTAGCCGGAAAGCCTAACTCTGACCATAAATTAAGAATATTAGGATTTTTCCCTACAACTGCTGGCCTTGTATCTCCTTTACGAGGAGTAAATCCTAATTCATCCCATTGATTATTATTAGCTTCTGCTAGTACTTGACTTAAGAATCCTGGAATACCATCTGCTGCCGCTGTTGAATTTGCTGCACTTGCATCAACCAAGGCTTGTTCGTTTGTTCCTAAATCATCAACACCTGCTGCTGGAGCACCTTCATACCTTACTGGTACCTGATTCTCTGCAATAGTTCCGTTGGCTTGTCCACCACCTGTTGCACCTACATCGGGAGGATTTGATACTGCTTCTTGGATTACTGTATTAATTGCTGCTGCTTGTGCCGGCGAAAGTATAATAGGTGGTACATAGCCTTCGTTAGCCCAAACGTCTGATGAACCACTTGCGGCCGCATTAGCTACCCAACTTCCATGTCCACCAGTTGCATCGTCCTTACGATGAACAGGAATATTGTTAATCCAAACACTTAATGAACCTCCTGTTGCAGGGTCACCACATTTGGTAGTATCGCCTATGCGTACAGTCTTTTCAAAGTTAGTAAACACATCTGGAGAACCAACTGTGTATGCTTCTTGATGAAATGGGTTTGGTGTAGGACTTGCATGTCCTTTGTGTTTATCTACGTTTGTTCTTACTACTTCTGGCATACTAGTATTTATGCTACCGCAATTCCGGTAGTTTGTTGTGTATATTGTTTGCTGATGTTTACTTCTGTTTTAGCAACACAACTAATAGCTTGTGATTGTAGTACAAACTTTCCTGTAGGTGCTACGCTAAACATAAACGGAGCAAGTCCTAGTCCTTCTTTGCCTGCAATTAATACCATTGGTTTATGCAGTGTAAATCCTTTTTCATTTTCTTCTTCTAAGCGGGCAACAATCTCTTCGCCTGAGCTTAATTTAAAGGAGACATTATCTCCTATTTTGTACGGTAGATCAATTAACATTTTTTATCCTAATGTAGACCCGGTGCCATTGTACCCGGTGTTTTCGACATATTCAAGTAGTTCTTGGTACCCGCCAATGGATTCGCTGTGTACTTTAATTTGTGGGAAAGTACGTGCTGTGGGGAACATTTCAAATAATCCTTCTCTTGTAAAATCGACATCAAGTTGAAAATACTTAAATTTTAATTGATTCGATTCACAAAACTTTTTAGCTCTATCACAAAATGGACAGCTAGGTTTGCCATATATTTCTATCATTTTTTTATCCTACGTAAACAATTGACTTTTGTTTATTAATTACCCTAACCATGATGGAGCCACCGTTCTTCTTGGAAATAGCAGCGTTGACTGCTTGAGCCTCGCTACTATATGATCCGTATGTTGTCCAGCTTTCGTACGGTGAATGTTTTTTGAACTGTGTTTTGTACATACTATTACTTATCTTTAAAGTTCGAATCCGTCAAACGTGTTTTCTTCAACATCTTGTTTAACACCGCCAATGATATAGCTTTCAATTTCTGTTTCTTGAGGTGCTACTTGTAAGCCTGAGCTTGATAACCAATGTTGTGTCCACGGTAACGGATTAGTGTTTAGAGGGCGATCATAAATTGTGTTTAGGCCAAGACCTTTTAAACGCTTGTTTGCAATAAACTCAACATAAGCATGTAACAAATTAGCATTAAGACCTACAATAGATCCTTTTTCAAACAAGTAGTCTGCCCAACGTTTTTCTTCGTCTACGCATGTACGCCACATTTCGTATGTTTCTTCTTCACACTCTTTTGCAATTTTAATAAAGTCTGGGTCATCGTTGCCTTTAGCCCAATGCTTAAGAATATGTGTAGAAAGGTTAAGGTGTGTTGCTTCGTCTCGTGCAATTAATGAAATAATCTTTGCAGAGCCTTCCATCTTTTTAAGTTCACCAAACGCAAAGGTACAAGCAAACGATACATAAAAACGCAAACCTTCTAAGATGTTTACAGTCATCATTGCTTTGTACAGTTGCTTCTTAACTTCATACAGTGTACCTTTACCTTTGTACATGTGGTTTGTTACCATATCGTGAAACTTGTCGTACTCACGTGATACGCTTTCTGCCCTTGCAATAATCTGTTCGTCATCTAAGATAGTATCAAATACTTCTGCAGGATCGGAATATACATTTTTAACAATGTGTGTATAGCTACGTGAGTGGATAGTTTCTTGGAAGTCCCATGCTACAATACAACTTTCTAATTCTGGATTAGAACAGTAAGGTAAAAAGTTTAGACAAGGTCCGCGGCCTTGGACACTATCAAGTAGTGTTTGGTATTTTAGATTAGACGTAAAGATATGTTTTTGAGCTTCTGTAAACTCAGCATAGTCTCCACGATCTTTTTGTAGACTTACTTCTTCAGGTCTCCAAAAATACCCAAGCATAGTCTGATTTAATTTGTCATACTCCGGATACCGGAATACATCATAACGTTGTGTATTTTGATCTGCACCAAAGAACATATGCTCTTTAGTAAAGTCTACTTTATTTCTATTAAAAACGGTCTTGTTCACTGTGTGTCTTCCTCAAATATTACATGCTTCGCACTCATCATCTTCCAACACAGGAAGAGTAGAGCCATTCATTAATGGCTGTTCTTCAACAGCCGCTTCTTTATCCTCATCACCTTTAAAATCGTAGGTGTTTTGATAGTATGATGTCTTCCAACCTAACTTGTAAGTTGTTAACATATCTTTCATCATTACACTCATCGGAACTTCGTTGTTCTCGTAGTGTAATGGATTGTATGACCAATTACCACTAATGGATTGATCAAAGAATTTTTGCATTGCAGCCACTACGTTAATATAACCATCGTTGTTTGGCATATCCCAAAGTAATGTATAAAAGTTCTTTAACTGCGAATACTGTGGAACAACTTGTTTAAGAGGCCCTTTCTTTGACTTCTTAACGGACAAGAATCCCCTGGGTGGTTCAATTCCATTGGTAGCGTTCGACACAACGGAACTGCTCTCCGAAGGCATTTGTGCGGACAATGTGCTGTGCCTGAGTCCATGTTCCTTAATCTGTACTCGTAAAGCCTCCCAATCATACTGCAACTCCGCTTTAACTACTTTATCGATATCTTTCTTGTAAGTGTCGATTGGTAGTATGCCTTCGCTGTATTTAGTTTGGGGGTAAGCTGTACATGCTCCACGTTCTTGAGCAAGTTTGTTACTTGCAACTAACAAGTAGTATTGAAATGCTTCTGTTAGTTCGTGTACAAGTTTCCATGCATCATGCTCGCTATACTTTACTTTGTTTTTTGCAAGATAGTGTGCAAGGCCAATATAGCCTATACCTAAGGAACGTCTTGCTTTGGTACTAACTTCAGCAGCCTTAACTGGATACCCTTGATAGTCAATAATCTCTTCTAGTGCTCTTACTGCTAGTTCACACAACGGCTCAAGTTCTTCTAGGTGATTAATAAGTCCTACATTAATAGCTGACAAAATACACAATGCAATTTCGCCTTCTTCGTCATCAATGTGCTGAATAGGTTTAGTTGGCAATGTAATTTCTTGACACAAGTTACTCATAAACACAGGATCTTTAAATGAGCTGTGTGAGTTACAGTGGTCAACATTCATAATATAGATACGTCCTGTTTCAGCACGTTCTTTTAATAGATTACCAAACAACTCTTTTGCTGGAATTGTTTTCTTTCTAATAGATGTCTTGCGCTCTGCTTTTTCGTATACTTCTTTAAACAATTCGTTATTGCCTGAAAAGAATGCATCATACACTTCTGGAACATCATGCGGCGAGAAAAGAGTAATGTTGCCGTTACTCAAAAGTCTTTCATAGAACAACTTGTTAATTTGAATAGAATAATCTAATCTGCGTACACGGTTGTCTTCAGTTCCTTTGTTATTTTTTAGTACAAGGATGTCATCAATTTCGTAGTGCCAAATAGGAAAGTGTGTAGTTGCACTACCACCACGTACACCATTTTGTGTACAACTTCTAACTGTTGATTCGTAAACTTTTAGGAATGGGATCACACCTGTGTGTGCTACTTCTCCACCTCTGATTTTAGAGTTAATAGCTCTCGTACGACCCGAATTAATACCAATGCCTGCTCTTTGAGCAATGTAATACCCGATAGCACTGTTACTGCTAAAGATACTAGGCAAAGTATCATCAACGTCAACCAGAACGCAACTAGCAAACTGCCGGATTGGAGTACGAACGCCAGCCATGACTGGTGTTGGTATGTTGATTTTAAAAAGACTGGTCGCATCGTAATACCTCTTAACATATGATAATCGTGTATCTGCAGGATAGTCAGCAAATAGTGTAGCTGCAATCATCATGTACATAAATTGTGGAGTTTCGTAAATATCTCCGTTACTTCTATCTTGGCAAAGATACTTGTCAACTACTTGACGCAGGCCAGCATAGGTAAAATCTTCATTACGCTCATGTTTAATCCAGGTATTCATCTTTTTAAGTTCTGTATCAGAATACTTGTCTTTGATAGCAGGGTCGTACACCTTACGCTTAATATTATCATCAATTATTTGGCTGAGAGACTGATGTTCATAACGCTTGTAAACTTTCTTATGCAGACCGTATAATAATAATCGTGCTGCTGCAAACTGGTAGTTGGGTGCTTCTAGACTAATAAGGTCATTTGCACTTCTAATTAAAATTTCTTGGATTTCTTCTGATGTCATACCATCGTAGAATTGTAAGTCTGCGTTCATTTCAATCTGTGAACTACTTACTCCAGCAAGTTCAGAACATGCTTCTTCTACAACAAAATGCATTTTGTCTAAGTCGAGTAGTTCTTTTTCTCCTGATCGTTTTGTGATGTAAATTTCTTTGCTCATATGTCTCTCATTCTTGTGTGTACAGAGGTATTTAGTATTGGTGACACTGCCTGCCATGCCATAGCTGGCTGAAACTTTTTACCTCTGGTCCTGTTTAAAGTTCTTAATTAAGTATAACGTCAGATTGTGTGAAGAGCAAGAAAAATATTTATTTTTCTTACTCATTTGGACTATATTCCGTACTGTATATCAAACGATAGGTCGCCGGTAGCGCCTGTCGCAATTGGATTCTTGTAGGATAATACAACCGTGTCTATACCACTGTCAGTGTCGTTGTCACGCAACGATGCTGCAAATTCAAACCCGGTCATAAGTATGCCGCCTGTTGAAGTTACAGAAGTATCTGAATACTCGTAGTTGTCGGAAATTGATAGTTTAGACACATCATCTCCGATTGTAATGTGTGCTGTGCCTTTTCTAATGTGGTTTGCTAGCCTTAGTGTGTAGTTTAATGTAATAAATGTATTCATTGCTGAAAATACTG